CTCTTTCTTTTTTAAGCCTTATCTTATATCCTTCCTCAACATCTTTGTATGAGAATGTAGGCGGCACTTGAGGCATTTGCTGCTGTTGGCCTTGGTTAACTAATCCGGCCAATGAATCATTTTCAGTTGTCATAGAGTTCTCCTATTTAATAAGTGCATCAAATTTTTCTATTGTCAAATCAAGCATACCTTGATAAGTAAGCTGAAATGTATATTCAAGGGCTGCAAGATTAAGATTCCAAACTATTCTTGCATTTCTTTGTCCGGTTAATCCTATTTGTCTTCGCAATGTATTTAACCAACTTAATGAATCTATTGATATCTGAAGTTCAAGATATTCTGGTTCTTTTGATTGTAAATTTCCTTGTACTATTTTAGGCTCACATGAATTTAATAATGCGCGATATGGTTGTGTTCCTTTGTACATCAAATATCTTTGGCTTCTCCATTGGCGTTTTTTAGGGACTTGCGGCGTTAATTCTATATTGAATAAACCGTTTGCATTTGCCACAACTTCTCCAGTTTCTAATGAAGAAATAATAAGGTCATCATTAAATAGCCACTTGTTTGAATTTTTGCAATAAGTCCAATTATTTGAAGAAAGTGGGAACGTCATTGAATAAAAATAATTACCTTTATAACTATAAAATGAACCTTCGCACTTATCTACATCTAAATATTGAGAAATAATTTTTGCCATACCAACGGTTGGGTCAGGTTCACCCAATTCTTTTAATCCCGCAGAAGTTAATGACATTGGTATGAATTTTGATGACAAGAAATATATTTCACTAAATCCACGTTTAACACTATTAGTGCCAATCGCCCCAAAATCTTGTCGATAATTTGTGTCTTTAGCGAAAGGAAACAAATAAGGATTATTCCCAGAATTAGGAACCCATCGCTCAATACCTGTAGAGCCAAAAATATACAAGTTATCGCTTAATGTTTCCAAGCTTACTGCTTGTGTTAATTGGCTTGATATTTGTGGGACATTATCTAATACAGGCCATTCAAGCATGTTATTAACAGATGATATTGCCCAACTATTAGTATCAAAATCTAAAACAATTGCAACTGTATTTAAAACAACTATTGATATAGGCGTCTTAAATTGAAACCCTTCAGTTTCACCAATTGTTGAAAATGAACCAGCATTTTGGTCATAAACATAAAGATTTCTACCATCAACAATCCCTATTTGATTTTGCAAATTCTCGTCTATTTGAACAGGCAACCCAGTATTTTTTATTCGCCCAATAATTGCAGATTGACCGTTAAAATCTATTTTAAGTACAATAACATTTGTCACTACAATATAAGCACCTTCACCGAACATTGTTCTATGTATTGCCCTTGCTCCCTGATCTGGGGCATTAGGTGAAAATTTACTTAAGAATGGTGTGCAATAAAGATGACCACTTTCACCTGGAAACATATTAAGCAATTGCGGATAACCAAGCCTTGTATTCCAATCAGGAACAGTGCCAGCGTTTATGGGTATCGGTGTCGGCTTATCCTGTTGGGGTTGTAGCATTATCTGCATCCCCTTGCGGTTGTTGCTGATCAGGCTGTGGCTGCTGTCCTTGCGGTTGTTTTTGTCCTTGTTCTCCCTGTTGTTGCATTTGCTCTTGCTGTTCATGCTCCATCAATATCTGACGAGCATTATCAATAATTCTTTGTGATTCATCAGAATGTGACTTAACAGCATCTATTTGTTGTTGCAAATGCTGATCACCAGCTTTTAACATTAGATTGCCCAAATCAATATCAGAGTCTTGCTGGTCTTTCATTGCCTTGTTAGCTGCAACCATTCTGTCTGTTTCTTTTCCGTATTGCATTGCATCTGCTTTCTTATGCTCAGCAAATGCCATTGCATTAGCACTTTTAACTTGAGGGTCAATCTCAGACATCATTTGCTGTTGCTGTATTTGTTGCTCCAATTGTTGCTGTTGTTGTTGTTTTTTAGCCTGATCATATTGCATTTTTGTAATTGAACCTTGAGAGTAATCAATCAAATTCTGGTCCATAGTTGCAGCAACACGCCTTTCAAGTTCTCCTGCGTATGGAGTATCAAGAGAGCGCATAAATATATCACCAGTAACTTGAAATAACTGAGGATTAATTTGATAAATCTGAGTTAAATATCTTACGATATTTTCTTTTTGCATCGTTGGATTAGGACCAGCTTTAATACGCCATTCAAAATTGTTATTGATATCTTTTATGTTATTTAATATATCGCCAGTTTCACTGCATTGATTAATAGTAATCGCGCTACCGCTACCATCTTTATTTTTAACAAGTATTGTTCTTTCTTCGGTAATAATCATCGGTATCATTTGTTTAAAAAGAACACCAACAGTATCAACAAAATATATATGCCTTGCAATAATATAATCATTAATCATATTCATATTATGAGTGAATTTATCCATAGCTTTACCAGACAATATAGTCTGCTGTGGATTAATCTGATTAGCCATTGCGCCGCTAATCTCATCAATCTGATTTTTAATAAGATTAGAATATTCAATCATCGATTGAGATAATTGTGCTGGTTGCTCACGCCGTATCTTTGATATATCGCCATCAAGTATAAATGCTCCTTCATATTGATTTATCTTCTTTGCATTCAATTGCTGCGAAGGATTAGGGACATGCTCTGTAGCCATTATCCACTTATCTCCACTGCAATTTTTAGCTTGAGTAGCTAACTGAGATGTTAGGTAATTAAGAAGCTTTTGCGCACCTTCCATATCGTAAGTAAGTGGTGATGTAAATTCACCATCCTCAGGGTCCCATGTCGTTAAACCATCATGAAACAATAAACCTAAATCATAAAGCGGAAATTTTCTAGGCTTTTCTATTTCTTCATCATTCAATAATCTTTTGTAGTAAATGCAGCATACTGGTTCAAATTTAGTAAGCGGAAGACTGTATTTAATATCATCTTCTTCAAAATCCATTTGAGATAAATCAGATTTTTTAGAAAGATTATTTTTGTCATCAAAACTTAATAAATCCTTTCGCTTATAAACACCAGTATTTAAAAGACAATATTCCTTGTCTTCATATACTCGATACCAATAATCAATCATAACGTTATTTTTTTTACGTAATGTCTTTGAGCCCTTCATTTTAGGATAAGCTTGTATCACTTCCTTATGCGTGACATTCCTCACTACACCACAATAACGTCCATCAATCTTGTTAGGGTGCATAGAATTCTTGTCCCAAAAACACATAGATGGGTCTTTATGCACAATTAAAGTAGGAACCTTATTTAAAGTATCTCTGTCTTCGCGATCATAATTAACTTCAAGTGCAGCATATCCATATTCAGCACATTTCATTAGAACATCATCAAACTTATTACGCATGTGATCATTAAGCGTTATAGATGAAAGAACCAATTGAAATGCATTAGTTTCTTCTACTCTTTCAATTGTTTCTTTGCTTATTGGGGCAATATCAAGTGTAAACTCAATCTCATTTGCTTGAGCCTTGAATCTTTTCATGATTTTTTTTGTATTATTTACAGTTAAACTCTCTTTGTTTTGACGCGCACGCTTATCAGGTATTCCTGCATCCCATTGTTCTCCATTACAAAATTTAATAGATTTCTTTCCTCGCTCATTATTCTTTGAATAGTAAGCTTTCCAGCTATTTATCTGGTCATTAATCTCTTTGGCGGTAATCTTCATCATTGCGTAATAATCGGCCTAATTGTACGCTCACGGTTTATCTCTTTTGGGTCACTTATTTGCAATATCCCGCTCTTTTGTACTATTTCCCAAATCTCTTTATCATCAAATTTCATATCTTCATCTTTGAATGCAGCCAAAAATACTTTTGGAACATTCATCATATACAATCGCTTAATAAGTTCTTTATTACGCAAATGCGTATCCATTGAATAATAATTTAAACCAACTACTGCTTGATCAGTTTGATGCCTTAAGTTTTTCTCCATCTCTTCATTAGCTACTTTAGCAACATTCTTAATCAAATCAGTATCAGTCATTTCTGATGGATTAATTCCAGATTTCTCTAATTGTTCCATTAATTCAATGCGTGTCTCGTCAGGCAAGAAACTACCCATATCGCGAACCTTTTTACGCTTATCTGCAATTGTTTCTTTAACTTCTTTCACTTCCTCAGTCATAATTTCCCCCTAGTATATTTTCTCAAGTTCGAATAAATCTTTAGATTGTTTAGGCTTGTCATAAAACGAATAGTAATAAAGGCAACCATACTGACAAGCATCTGCAGGATGACTGTATTTATTCTTTTCAGGGACTTCCCGATATCTTTCATCTGTGCTTATTTTTATCTGGCTGTAATAATATTCACCGTTCATGCCTTGCCTTAACAAATGACAATTAGACGAAAGCATAAATACTGGCTGACCACCAGCCATCTTACGAAGGAAGAATGAAACAGCATCCAGTCTAGGTTGCAAAGCATTTGTTCGAGATGGCCTGCAAATAATTCCATGCTTTTTAAGTATCTGAAAACAAGTACTATCAGCATCAGCATGAGAAGCACCACCTGACGGGTCACCTTCGCTAATATATTTCTTCTTCCATCCTGAATAGTTTTTATTCAAATGAGGAACGCAAATATCACCCGCAAACTCATCAAGCTTCATGTCTTCAGCGCATATCTCATCAAGAACCATTAAATTGCCTGTAGCAGACATTTGCATTAAAACCATAGCAGGAGTAATACCGAAGTCAAAGAAGATTCCAAGATCAATTAATGGGCTATAACGAAGTGATTCTATGCAGTGTATTCGATCATTGTATTCAGGAAATACGCGCTTGTTCTTTCTAACTATTCCGTAATTACCTTGATAAGAAACATTAATCGTATCGTCATTATGGCTATTAACTAGATTAAGCCAATACTGAGGGTCTTGCTGGTTTTTAACATAATCAGCTTTATCGTTATTAATATAAGCTGTGCCATCCAATGATATGGCTTGAGGAATAGATGAATCTGTCATACTATCTGCTTTCAACACGGCCGGCTCATATTTAAAAATTCTTTCACCTTTTGGTTTTTGTATCTCAAATCTTTTGTAAATCCAATGTGACGCATCTGGCGGATTAGTATCAGCAATTATTCCAGTCCAAGTTATCTTGCAGCCCATCTTCTTAGGAGGATATCTATTAACACGCTCCATCGCTTCCTCAAATAAACGCTCACTAAAATATTGAAGTTCATTAAAATAAATTCCAGTCAACTCTAATGACTTTAACTTCTGAACATCATCATCATTAGCCAATGGTAAAAACAAAACTTCGAGACACATGTCAGCAACTTGTATTAAATGGCAAATAGGTGAATCATATTTAATCTTGCCGTATATCTTTTCTGGAAACCAATCCTGCCATGTCTTTATAGTTGTACTCTTAAGCTCAGGATATGTACTCCTACATATTGCCCATCTACTGTATCTATAACCATCATCAGCTTGTTCTTGTTCTGCTCCACGTCTAAATATCTCTAAACAATTTGCAACGCTCTTACCGCATCCAACTGGCCCTATAAGTAATCTTGAAAAGCTATCATCAAGATGAAACTGGCTTGCTGTCTTCGTTGCGTTGTACGTTATCGACGGCATCAGCTACCTTTTCTTTGTTAACGTTAAATACCATTTGAAAGCCTTCAGTGAATTCATCCGCGCTTATTTCTATTGCTTTAAGTTTTGGCGCTACATAGCCAGCTAATTCGCATGCTGCTTGCGTTCTTTCTCGCTTACTCCAACTTTCGTCATTAGCCATATTATACAAATGTGTAAAAGGGCAATACTTTAAATCACTTAATATTTGTGAAACGTCAAATCTAACTTTATTCTTTGCGCCTTTTGGACGACCAGAAGGGTTTGCATTATTTCCTGGTTTAAATTGTGTTCTTTCGCTGGGCATACCGATTAAAACCGGATTTCAATATTTTGA